ATCGTTATAAATTAACGTGATACGCCGCAAGGCATTCGGACAATGACCCAAGAAATATAGGTGATTACTATGGAAAATGCAACACAAGATATGCAAGTAATGCAAGAAATTGCTGTTGCGGAAGCAGCAGCCGTAGTAGAAGCGAGTGGTGAGACCTCAGTGTACACAGTCGACGATCTTGCAAAAGCACGAGAGCAAGAGAAGTCTAAGTTGTACCCACAACTTGAAAAGATGAGAGAAGAACTTTCATCTCTACGAAAAGAAAAAGAAGAAGAAGCAGCACGTAGAGTTCAACTCGAATCAGCAAAACAAGTAGAAGAGTTGGCTATACAAAAAGCAAAGGAAGAAGAAGAACTTTCTTTTAAAGATCTCCTAAAAAAGAAGGAGCAAGAATTTCAGTCTCAAATAGAGGCTGAGCGTCTTGAAAGAGAACGTGCTTTTGCTCTTCTAGATCAGGAACGTAAGTTCCAAGAAGTAACAAACTATCGTTCATCACGGATCGAACAAGAACGGGACAATATTGTTCCTGAATTAATTGATTTAGTTGATGGTAACAATTCCGATGAGATTGAACAGAGCATCGCAATGTTGAAAGAAAAATCTGTTCGAATTTTGTCATCCGCCCAACAGGCAATGCAAAATGCAAGACAACAAATGGCAGGAACTAGGATTACTAATCCTGCCGCAGGACCCCTCGATAATGACTCGGACCAAAAAACGTACTCACCTGATTCGATCAGGGAAATGTCATTGGCGGATTATGCGAAACAAAGAGCCAAATTACTTGGCGCTGCAGCAAGCAATCGTGGTCAGGGACTGTTCGGTTAATCCCAAACAACTACTAGGAAAGGACTTGACCTAAATGGCAAGTGCAATTACAGGTACAGGCTCTCTCGCAGGAAGCCCAACCGCTTATTCAGGCAGCAACAGCAGCCTGAACCAAGCAATTCAAACAATCTGGTCGAAAGAAATTTTGTTCCAGGCAATGCCAATTCTTCGTTTCGAACAATTCGCAGTTAAGAAGACTGAACTAGGTGTAGCACCTGGTCTTCGTGTGAACTTCCTTCGTTACAAGAACTTCGCAATTGATCCAACTCCTCTTACAGAAGGCGTTCGTATGACAACAAACGCACTTACTGCAGAGCAAATCGCAATTACAGTTGCAGAGCACGGTTATGCCGTTGCTGTTTCTGAATTGCTTCTTAATGCATCATTTGATGATGTAATGGCTTCAGCATCTCGTCTTCTAGGTCGCCACATGGCACAGTACCTAGATGTACAAGCACGCAACACTCTCTCTGCTGCAACTTCAGCAGTCTTTGGATACAACCGTTCAGCACTACAAGGTGTTAACGATTGGTACAACGAAGGCACAGCAGCAACAGCAGTTGCAGAACTTGATGGTGGGTTTAACCTATCAACAGGTGCTGTAAAAGATGCCGCTCTTACCCTTGCTGGTAAGAACATCCCTCGTTTAGGCGAGACATACGTAATGTTCGTTCATCCAAAGCAGTCACGAGATATTCGTTCGAACCCAGAGTTCATCGAAGTAACTAAGTACGCTGCTCCAGGTAACTTCATGTTAGGTGAAATCGGACGTCTGTATGACGTAGTATTTATCGAAACCACACAGGTTAGAAAAGTACTTGCTGCAGAAAGTTACGGAAACTACACCGCTAACGTTGGTGCTCCAGCAAATCAGTATGAAGTTCCTGTAAAGGCTAACACAGCCCCAGGACAAGGTGGTAACCCAGTATCTGCAGATTACACAGCAGAAAAAGGTTATTTCACTTCTGAGTCTGGTTGGACTGCAGACATCTATGAAGCAATCATGATTGGTGACAATGCATTTGGTCACGCAATCTCACTCCCTGTTGAACTACGTGACGGTGGCGTTCTTGACTTCGGTCGTGAGCACGCTCTTGCTTGGTACGCAATTTGGGGTCTTGGCGTAATCACAGATCAAGCGATCTGTAAGGTTTACACCAACTAATTGATTTACCCTGATGTCTGGGAGCCATACTCCTTCTTTGGCTCCCAGCCATCAACAACTAACTTAGGAGAATAAATATCGTGGCAAATACACAAACAAGTCCGCTTGATGCAACAGGCAGAGCAGCGGAACAAGCAACAAAAAAGAATGCGTCAGAACTAAAGAAGCGTAAAGAAGAACTTTCTATCGCTACTCAAATTGAGGCGGAGAGTTTGGAAAAGGATGTATTCGATCCTAAAAAACCAGACGTTCCTCTTGTTTTAGATGATATTGAAAATGTCGGAGTATCAACTGCTGGAGACTATGTAGTCATCCGCACAATTACTGACGTTGACGAGATGACCTATGGAGTGGGTAATGTTTACACCTTTAAAGCAGGTGTTAAATATAGAGTTCCATCAAGTCTTGCAAATTATTTAGAACAACTTGGCTATATTTGGCGGCCTAACTAAATTTAGCCCGTCGTTAATAGTCCGACTCTCAACTGGTTCCCGCCCTCCTCCCAGTTGGGAGTTGGACCTTTTTTTGCGCTGAATAAATTCTTAATACACGAGATGATTGGCATAGAATTTTAATGGAGGTTATGTGGCTACGATTGCAAGCCTTGCGGATCGCTTAAGGTCTGAAATTGGGGATACCCCTAAATCTTTTGTCTACACCTTTACTACAGATGGCACTACTAATAGGTTTTTAGTCCCCTATTCTCCTCTTGATGGAGCAAACCTAATAGTAAATAAAAATGGCATCGAGATCTCTGCGGATGTTGAAGTTGAAGAGGCAACTGGCTATCTTGTTTTTGATGATGTACCTGCTAATGGTGACGATATAATTGTTGCTGGAAACTACTTTAGATACTTTACAACAAACGAAGTTCAATCTTACATAAACATAGCGTTTTTAGAACACTCAGCCTTCCACACCGATGCCTATGGTCGCAGTGTTAGTCTGCAGAATATTCCTACACTTGAAGAGTATCCCGTAGTTGTTTACGCATCAACTCTTGCTTTGTATGCTTTAGCAAATGATGCCGCTTTTGATATTAACGTCTTTGCTCCAGATGGGGTGACAATACCACGATCTGAAAGATACCAACAATTGATGCAAATGATTCAAACTAGAAAAGAACAATACAAAGAACTTTGTTCTCAACTTGGTATTGGTATGTTTAAGATTGATGTCTTTAGTTTTCGCAGAATTTCAAAGACTACTAATCACTACGTGCCAATTTTTCAACCACAAGAAATCGACGACCGTTCAGCCGCTACTCGTGTCCACCTGCCTACTCCTACCTACGGCAATGTGGAGACTCCAGTATCCATTGTTACTCAGGACCTCTTTGTCTATGAGGGAGATGCCTACGAATTTACAATTGTTCTTGACTTTGAGGTAGATACCTATACTGCAAAATCCGAGATTCTTGGCGTAGGAATTCCTGGAGTTATAGCAACTTTTACAATTACATTTCCAAATGTTGGTACAGCAGATGGAGCAGGTCTTCGTACTCTAAAATTAGCACTCACTGGAACACAGACACGTATGTTGCCTAGTACCTCTTATTATGATGTTCAGTTAACTAAAGACGGAGTTACCCACACATACGTTAGAGGAAAGATATTTAAGACTGAAGAGGTAACAGAATGAGTCAGTACGTAAGACCAGGAACTACTGTTCCAATTGTAGTAAATGACGTAATCTTAATAACTACACCCTCTAGTACTCAGGACTTTGGAACAACTAGCGGTACCCTAGAGCCCCAGGCTCTAGCCTACGAACATACCCAAGGAGCAGTTAGTTCCTCTTGGATAATTACTCATAATTTAGGATTTAAACCTAACGTTACAGTTGTAGACTCTGGGGGTACAATATACGAAGGTGAAATAACCTATACTAATTCGAACTCACTTACGGTCTCGTTCTCTCAAGCCTTCTCAGGCAAAGCATATTTATCTTAAGGAGATAATGTAGATGGCCCGTAAGTTTTTAACCCCAATTGATTTAAACAAATTAGAATTACAAAATGCAAGAATACAAAACTTAGCAACCGCCCCAGCATCTCCTACAACTGGTCAAATTTATTATGACACAGCACTGGGATACTTACGCACTTGGAGCGGTTCTGCATGGCAAGCAGCAGGCACACAAGGAACTACTGGTGCTCAAGGAGCAACTGGTGCTGGTACTCAAGGTACTCAAGGTACTCAAGGTACTCAAGGAAATCTTGGTGCACAGGGTGTGCAAGGAACTCTTGGAACACAGGGTGCAGTAGGTGCACAAGGAACTCAGGGAACATTAGGTGCACAGGGCGTACAAGGAACTCTTGGAGCCCAAGGTACAACTGGTGCTCAAGGCGTACAAGGTACAGTTGGTAGCCAAGGAACACAGGGAACTGTTGGATCTCAAGGCGTACAAGGAACTGTAGGTTCACAGGGAACCCAAGGAACTCTTGGTGCTCAAGGTACACAAGGAACTCTTGGTGCTCAAGGAACTGATGGTATTCAGGGTATACAAGGTAAAGAAGGTAACTTTGGCGGTGTAACTGTTGAATACGAAACTGCATCTAGTACAACAATGGCTGATCCAGGTTCAGGAAAAATTAGATTTAATACTGCAGATACTTCAAATTCAACACACATTGCAATTGATCAAAATGATATTAACGCATTTGATATGGCTGCTTATCTACAAACTATTGATGACTCAACAT